ATGTCAAGGTTGGCATCACCGCTCGCCCTCTGTTGGAGGGAGGTGTTATCGTCAGCGGGGAAGCCGCTGTCGTTAGAAGCACCCTGCATATAGCCCTTGTTGGAGCTATAGCGGAAGCGGAGATAGTACACCAAGCCGGTTGGGCCGAGTAGTGGCTGTACGCTAACAATCTTATTAGCGATTAGCTGTGGATAGATACGACGGACAAGAGGAATAGAAATTCTCTTGAACTGTGCAACGTCGGATGTATCGGTTGCGACTTCGTTGATAAGCCTCTGGTTTTCGAGTAGAACTGCAGTAGCAGAGCGGACATAAGGGTCTTCGATGCCCTTTAGAATACCAGTTTTGCTCCAACGAGTCTCAAGCTCTTTAGCTTCATTTAGAAATCTTGCATTAGCATTCATTGATTAACTCCTATTAAGATTTAGTTCTTATTCTTTTTAACGCCTGAGAGAATAAGTAGCTCGTTTGTTTCACCTGAACCAGTGTTATATTCCGCAATAACCTGAATGTTCTCGGTGTCAATATGTCCTCTCCCGCTTGCTGTCTTTACTTTCGTTGATCTTTCTTTCTGTTCGGCGAGCAGCCTAGTTCTGCTGTTTTGAGCAGGCACAGCTTTTCTGGCTTCGGTAATAACGGAAGCGGTTTTGCGCACCGACTCGTTTAGGCGAGTATTTTCTGTGGAGAGACGGATGTTACGAGCTTCGAGCATTCTGAGTTGTCCTTTAAGCTCTTCGTTCCTCTTTGTTGATTCATCCAATTTGGATGAGGTAGCAAAGGTTTTCTCTTCGTCAGAAAGGTAGTTGCTGGTAATGTTGATAATCTTGTCGAGTGCGACCTTGTGTTCAACGACTCTTGGGTCATTGATGAGATCATGGCGAGCTTGCTCGTAGATTTCTCCGCCCTTGAGTTGGAGGAATTGGTCAACTTTCTCAACAATGTAGTTTTTCATTTCAGCGAGTTTGCCGTCATATTCCTCGTAGAGGTCAACTTCGACTTTGCCCTTGCTGTTTCTTTCGGAAAGAAGCATTTGGTAAGCTTCTTCGTAGCCTTCTTCGAGGGTCTTCTCGAATTCGGCTTTTTGTACCTCTAGGCGGCTGCTAAGATCGTTAATAATCTCATAGGCCTCTTGGTATCCTTGGTAAGCGGTTTTCTCAGCCTGAGAAAGTTCGGCTGATAGCTGTGAGTAAGCTTCTTCAAGGTTACTGTTGTACTCTTGTTCGAGCTTTTCTTGAGCTTCTGCTAGCATTTCAGACACGGCTGAAGCGACTTCATTTACCTGATCTTCAGGTAAAAGCTTTTTCAATGATTCAACGATTTTATGTTCCATTATCCTAACCTCATTTTGATGTTGTTAGTTTGAGCCTTTACAATTCCGCCCAGACACGCTATCAGAGCATCTTTGTTTACCTTATGTATGCTGCTGCTGTCATTTTTTTTCTGGGAATTATCAAAAACCTCTGGAGTGTACTCCTGACTCTCCTTGGTTGTGCCTACTTTCTTTTGGAAAGCGGCGAATGTAGACGGGTCAGCAACCACATCGAAGGTGATGAGTTTGTAAGACTCGTCAATTACAAGGATGCCATTCTCATTCGTCTTTCCGTTGCCTACGCCACGGGAAGAGACACCAACACGCACACCGTCGTTGATTAGGGCTTTTAGGATTTTTCCGTGGGGTGTATTAAGGATTTCTCCTTCACCCATTAGGACGCTTCCTTCCCACCACAACTTCGTAATAACGTGAGATGCTTTTTCGAAGTGAATAATGCTATCTTCTGGGTGGTCTAATTCACCCACAAGTCCTCTTGCTTTGACACATTCTTGCAATTTCTTTACATTCTCATTTAGTACACCATAGCTGTACATTCTTTTGTTTTTATTAACAGCTTCCGCTTCTTGGAATTTGCCTCTGAATTTGGTGAGTCCTCTTTCTGAGGACTCATTCATGGCAAGCTCAATTCCTCCATAGGTACAGCAGTCGATTAGTAGATACTGGTTCGAGTTCACTTTATCTCCTTAGACTTAGTCTTTAGCTGTTTTGGCGAGAACATCATCTTGGGGAACCACATCGAGGTTCTTTTTGTACCAATTTGATGCGTTTTCAGGATCGATTAGCTTGAAGCTGTCGCCCAAGGTCATTTCCTGTCCGGGGATGTAGGGGTTTTCCAAGGCTGGCCAAGTGTCTTTACCGCCAGAGGTTCCGAGTTCGAATGTATCGGAAACGATTGGGGTAGCGCCCTTGATTAGGAAGTCGCCGCCTTCGGGAGCGTAGGGGTTATGTAGTTTTGGGTTGAGGTCGTTGCTGTGCATGTTTGTGTAATATTCCATGCCTGTAACGTCAGTTTTTACAGTATGTCCATCGGATGTGGGGCTTAGTTCATATGGCCCCTTATGATCGCCGGGGCTACCGTTCATAGCGCCGTATTTGTGAATGAATGGGTTATCGCCATTGATGCTGATAACTGGTGACATAACAGTCCAAGCAGAACCGTCGAAATCTAGGGCTTGTGTAGCGGCTTCTAGATAGAGGGCTAGGTCTTCAGCGAGAACCAAGGAAGGGGCGCTTTCATTCTTAAGAACGCTTTCGCATTCATGGATGAGGGAGCCAACTTCTAGGCTTGTGGCATCATCGCCCATGAGGCGGCTGAGGCGGTGTACTTCGCTTAGGGAGCGGTAAAGGTCCTTGAATACTTGTCTTTCAGCACGGATGGTTTCATCGGCTTTAGCGAAGACAGCTTCGGACACTGCTGCGAAAGCGTTAAAATCGTCTAGGTCTGCTTGTTTTCCAGCAGCGGAGAAGATTTTGCTAACTCTATCGCTATAGGTCTTATGGGCGGTTCTGATAACGCCTTCTGCCAAGAAAACGCAGGTTTCGTCATCATAATTTTTAGCGCCAGTAACCTTAAGAGCTTCGTCAATCTTATGGGCAAGTTCTGCTCTGCGGAGATAGAGTAGGTTTGGCCAAACGGAAACGACATTTTCGAAGCAAGTCTGTAGACCTTCGCCGTTAGACATAGCGTTGTAACGCTTCATGTCATTAACAGCTTTTAGCCAGTTGGACTGATGGTTTAGGGTTTCGCTGAGAGTCTTGAAGCGGCCATCAATGATGTTTGCCATGTCCTTGTACTGCAACATGAGGACTTTGCCTTCGTTGCGGACGTTGGAGCGTGGAATGGAAACGCCTGTAACGTTACCTTTGGCATCTTTTTGTGTGCGAACATTTTTGTAAAGGTCGCCATTGCTGCGGAAATCAACGAATTCAAGGATATTTTTGGCGATTAGGCCCCATTCCTTAAGTTTATGATCGCCTGCTTTTTGAGCAACTTTCTTGAGTCTCTTCTTATCGAGGCCGTCTTTTTTATCATCTCTTTCGTCGGCTTTGCTCTTCTTGCCCTTCTTATGGAGGGGGCTACCGTGCTTTTCGAGATATTTGCGAAGACCTTCGGGTAGTCCTCTCTTTTTCTTCTTCTTGTCATGCTTAGCGCCTTCGCTAACAACGCCTTCTCTTAGGCCAGCCTTAACGACTGGTGTTTCGAAGTATTCAGAAAACTTGACGTTTGCGCCTTCTAGGTTTTCTTCAAGAATAGCATCGACCATCTGGCCGATAACATTTTTGCGAGACATTTCAAGGTTTTCTTCTTCTACTACTAAAACTTCAATATTTTCTAGAAGAATCTTGTTATTGTCTACGGTGTATTGGGCTTGGACTAGGTCACCGTTGCTTGCAACATAGGTGGCGGTGTCCTCTGAAATGCAATAAAGCCTTAGGTTTGTATCTCCACAAACCTTGCCGACAAACTCAGCGGCTTCATCCAACTCACGCTCAACAGAGGTAAGTGAGTTCTTTTCGATGTTCTTATAAGTCTCGAAATCGACAAATTTCTTTTTCATGCCAAATCTCCTTGAAAGATTTTTTTAAATATAACTTTCCGCTTGTTATATATTAAGGAGGTAAAACTTTGCTAATTACAAAGAATGTATACTTCCAATTATCCTTTTATCTATGCAGTTACCGTTAAATATTGGTGAACCATGAAAAAATTTTCCGATTACTTGGCTGAACAGTCTACAACAGAGGGTTTTGAAAAGCACTGGAAGCATGCTTCAGAGGAAGAAAAAGATCATATATTAAAGATGTTTGGTCATTTGGATGAGCAAGACCGTCAGATAATCAGAAGGCAATTGTTGGAGCAATTTGGTAACATGTTGGGTAACAACAAGGGATTTGTTGAATCTGTATGTTTTGTTTTATGTAATGCAAACGACCAATATAGCAAGCAAATTGGTTATTCTATGATTGAGCGTGCGGTTAATTTCTTTAGAAATCCTATAACCAGAGGTTTAGTATACATTGATGGGGAGAATCAGGTAGTTAATGCTCCCAACCCCAATCAGAATGGTTCTACTAATAACAGTTACTACAACTAAGCGTCAGAGTAATCTATTGGTTCATAGTCTTCTTCGCTAGCGTAGTTTTGGATTTCAATATCGTATTTAATCAAGTCTTTTTCTGTAGGCGTGCGAAGTGGCGTGCCTTGGATGTTATTTTCTTGTCCGGCAGCGGGTTGTTGTCCAGCTTGTTCGCCGCCACCAGCTAGCATTTCTGCTTCGCCACCGCCCTGTTGTTCTGGAGGATTAAGTCCTTCTGGGCTGATTTCTTGGTTAGGACCTTCTGGAGTAGTACCCAGTTTTTGTTCATTATTACTTTCATCAGAAGGCAATCCAACACCAAGGAGGGCAGGATTTTGTGCAAGCACCTGTAGTTTTGCATCTTCAATTTTCTGCATTTTCATTCTTGCCATGAATATCTTGGATTTTTCTTCAGAATATCCAAGCCATTCTGTGAGAATATCATAATCAGACATTAGAGTGCTGCCTTTAATGCTGGTGGCATTTTGTATACGAGCGGCTGTAACTTCTTGTCGGCTCAATTCCCTCCATTCGGATGGTTGTGTCATTTTGATTCTTAAATCATCATATGTGTCTAGGGGGAAGCCTCTTAATTTGAGATGTCTATCAGCTATTTCCCATAGAATATCTTCATATGGTGCTTGGAAGCGTTCTACTAATCTTGCAACTCTTACGTCTTGTGCTGAAAGTGTGATTTTTGTTTGGTTAGGATCTTCTGTGTTCATATAGTTTTTAGGAAACTGCAATGCTGTAAACAATCGGTTTCTAAAATAGATTGCGTCATCAATTTCGCCAAGGTTTTGTGCACCCGGTAGAGTTTCAATTTTGGTATTGGAATTAGGTCTAATAGGCAGCCAGAAATCTTCATCGACTGCTGGCGCATGATATCTTTCATCTACGCTATTAGGGGTTGCTGATCCGAAACTTCCTTGGCTATGGCTGACCTTTTTCTTTCTGAATTGGTCTTTAAGTCTTTCGATGAATGCTTCGGCTTTAAATGGTGGTAGTTGTCCCACATCGATATAAAAAACTCTACGTTCGGGGCTTCTGGAGAGGCGGTAGACCAACATGGCGTCTTCCATGAGTCTTAGTTGATTGGCAGGCCCTCTTGTTGGTTCTACGATAGAAACTCCGTATGGATAAAAGGTTCTTCTGTCGTCTCCCAAGCGTGCATGTACTACTTGTTCAGGACTGAAGCGTATGGCTGTTGCCATGGCGATTTCTTGATCTGTAGCGTGAACTACTGGAGCTTTTGTCAAGCTTTGATAATCTGGACCTTCCTTGGATTGTTGGAATTCTACGACTCTACCTTTGGTAGTTTCAATTCTATACATGGATTCTGGGGGAAGGCGTGTTATTTTCATGACGCCTTCTTTTGGGTTGTCCAAATCTATGACTAATTCGTAGAAAAGATCGCCGTAGAGCAAGAGGCTTTTGAAATCGCTCCATACTCTGCGATTAAGATTAATCATACTTCTGTGTAAAAAAAGGAATTCTAATTCATCTTTTACATCTTCATTATTGCAATTAATTTGAATGACGTTACCGTGACTATCTTTTTGACAGTTATGAACAATACCGCAATCTGTGGCAAAATTATGATGTTCTTCGACTGTTAAGTCATAAACATCTTTTATTTTTCCTTTATGTACATTAAGTACTCTTCTATGATCTTTATGGTATTTTCCTAACCATCTTAGTTCATCAACTGAAAATCCTTCGGCTTTGAGACGATTTTTTACAGTTTTCCAGTCACATCCGGCTTGTTGAGCTATTTGATTCATATTTAGATCTTGACCAAGCATTCTACCGTAATATGCAATTTTATCTAATTTGGGTTCACTTTTGCCTAATCTCCAATCATCGACAAAGTGTCTTTCATGAATCCAGCCTTTTCCGAATGTGAATATTCTTGGGAATTGTTTTGTGGGTAAATCTGTGAGGTGTTGATTTACTGGCATTCTATAGAAAGGCATAATTAGGTCGCCTTCTTTGATATCGCCAGCGCACTTCCAAGTTCCATCACGCATAAGTATTCGGTGATCAGGAGTGCATTCGATTTCTTTTCCGTGGTCTAGAACAACATGAACTGTTTCAGCGGTTTTAGTTTTTCTAGGACTATGAGCCCAACCTAACGCATAATCTTTTTTCTTAAAATCATAGCAATAAACTAAAAACTTTTCATTTTTATATTTTTCTTCGAGTTTTTCGATGGGAAACATGCCGAAAGGAGTGCTTATCAAGGTGTGGCCAGCTAAACAAGCTTCGTCGCTAAAGACGCTTAGAGCGCATTCGATTTCTGGAACTGTCCTTAATCTTTCATATTCTTTGTAGCGGGATTGTCTATTGCTTACGGTAGACAGGTCGATAAAATCGTTAGTTTCTCTTAGTCTAATTAGGCGACTGTCTGTATTGCTCCAGAAGCTTCCATCTGGGTTTAGCGTGGGAATAGCATCTGGCTGTGCTACGCCTGCGCCGACCAAGTCTTTTGGGTCTATTGACCTAGAGACAGGATCTCTGGCGAAAGCGAAGTCGAACGTTTTGAAAAAGTCTGCCCAAATTGGTGTGGCCATCTGACTAACCTCTACTAATTTAAATTATCTATCTCTAATAGAATAAATATGAGACACTTTTTTATATTGACACATCTTGGAGTTGACGCCCAGTTGTGGAACAAAATGTTGACAACCAACAAATTCTTGTATTCTCATTTTGTATATAATGACCTAAATACCTATTATAATTCTAACATTTATTTTGATTATGAAAAGTATGAAACAAAATTTTCTAGACACTTTGACATTTTGGTCTTTAATTGGCAGACTGGTTTTAAAGATGCTCTCAGTTTTTCTAAAGTAATTTACATAGAAAACAATTCTGATGACTGTATTCAAAGAGTTAAAGATAGCGGTTTAATACACAGAATGTGTGCTAAAGATTATCTTGACAACAGGAAAGAGTTTATCAGACAGCAGCTTCCTCAGGCTTTATCTTACATAAAAATTCAAGATGATTTAGAAAAACTTCAGGTAAACTTGCAGAGGATATCGGATTTTGTTCAAGTTCCGATGAATTTTCAATTTACCTTATCCAAGTAGCATGCCATTATCATTGTAATCGGCGATTGTATTTTGGGGTTTTGGTTTGGTTAAATCTTCGAGATTTTTTTGCTCATCCTGCATCATTTTTTCCAGAATATCCAGAGCTTTTTTGGCATCGTCATATGAAGTGAAGGACATTTTGGAGCGTTGATTTTCTTGTTCTGTTAGTCTTCTTCTATGTCTTTTGACTTGTACTTTTTTGATTGATTCCAAAGTTCTTTTTAGATTGCCTTTTACTTCATCTAAGGCGAACTGCTCTGGCAGGCCTCTTAGGCAGGATTCCAAAGTTTTTTGAATCTCATTCAATTTTACTTCATTGTTATTCATTTTTTGAACCTGTCAATATATGAAATCTTCAATCTTTTTCCATCAATTGTAAAATCTTTATCTTGACAATGACACACTTGATATTCTTTGTATACAATTTTGTAGTCTGATTCTGTTTTTCTGGCAAAATTGATTGGCAGAATGCATTCTTTTAGGTAATTTAATTTTTGTTGTGCTTCTATTACAATTTCTTCTGGTAGGTCATTTTTGGAAAAATATCCTCTGCATATCCTTTTAGAAGTTGCTCTGGTTTCGAAATACTCGTTTAGTTGTGAAATATTTTCTAAATGTTGTCTACAGATTAGAGTTTGACCACTTAGTTCTAAGATAAAGTATTTATCTTCGTTGATTACCACCTTAAATTTTTTCATGGATTTTGTGGTATCGAGTGGTGTTTCGGGAAATGGCGAAATGGTTGCGTGAAAGATATCTCTTGTGTTGTCACAATATTCTTGAAGAAGGTTCTTTACTACTGCCGCATTGAATTCTGTCTTTGTTTTGATGACAGATGTTAAATATTTCACGCTTGCGTCTGATTCTGTATCAAAGAAAAAACCCAGACTTTGTTCATCTAATTGATTGGTACACTTATACTTCATTAATTCGGCAATATCTTTGTTGAGCAAATACTTGTTAGTAGCTATTTCGCTCAAATCGCCGGTAACTATTTTAATTGTTTCAAATAGATTTTCTTTTTGTTCTTTTGCTATAGCATACCATTCACGGTCATACAGACATAGCTGCATGGCATCGTTGTAAAGAGTCAAATCAATAGAAATTTCTGCTTTTCTCATGTCTATTAAATTATATAGATTAATTACCATCCGAAATCTTTTATTAATGCATTTTGTTTTCTATAAGTTCTTAATAAATTTTCATTTTCAAGGTCTTCGAGTGTTTTTTCTTTTTTTGTAATTTTGTCTAGTACTGATTCTCTGAGTCCTTTTCTGAGTTCTGACCTAATGTCTGCTAGATTTGTTTGTGCTCTATTAGATGATTCAATCATTGGGGAGCCAAGTGGCAAGTCTCTTACACTTTGGTCTCTAGCGTATAAGGCGAGTGCTATAGACATGATTGCATCGTCATGTTTTCCTTTGGCGGCTTCAGCTTTTTTGGATGTGACATTGAACTCAAAAGTTTTCATTTCAGTAACTAGTCTTTTACTTTTGATGTGAAGGGTATTATTTAACACTCTAGATTGAAGACCTTGAAGGACTATGGGGCGAATGTTAATGCTCATTTTGATACCAGCTTTTGCTGATTTGCCTGATTTGCCGCTATAAAATAGATTTTCGTAACTGAATTCATGTACTAACATGTCTAGAACAATTCCTCCTGATGACATGTCTTCAACGATTATAAGTCCGGTGTTATATGCTGATGCCAATTCATGGACAATATGGGAAAAATCATGTGGTGATATTTGATTGCTATAAAATTCGGCTGCTTGTTCTAATGTGTTTGAGTTTATAACTTGGACGCAACTGTTGTCGCCATTTGCTCCAATTCCTTCGGCGCAATCTACTCCTAGTATGTATTCTGCACCGTCTTTAGGCTCTTGCCAGACCCAGAGGGCTCCTTTTTCAAAAGAACCTTCTTCATCTTGTGCGTCTTTGTTTATAAAATGCGGAAAAAGCCTTTTGATTGGCGATGTTTTTCGAGTTTGCTGATCTAGGATTGTCAGTTTATCAGATGGAATATAGGTTTCACCAGAGCCCAGAAAGCTTCTTAAAACTTCCTGCAGAAAACCTTTTTCTCCCAATTGGCTTCTTTGTTCTTTTTCCCAATTAGGGTTCGTTTTTGGGCAATAATCAGGATGTTCCCAGTAATCAAGGTCGATTACGTGGAACATATTTTTGCCTTCTTTGGCGTGAGTATATGTTTCTTCGTACCAGTTGCCCAAGCCATTAACCGTTGAGACCAGAACACAGCTTCCACCTGTGCTCAGCACCGGCCACATAGCTTTCCAGTGATTATCCATATCTGGAATGAACGCTGCTTCGTCAATAATAAGAAATGTAACCGACTTACCACGGGCGGCCTCTGGGGAATAAAACTGTAAAGCGCCGCCAGTATCAGGAAATTGCTTAAGATGGTCATTCCATTTGCCATCTTTTTTTGGCTTTATCCATGTTGGCATATGTTCGACTGCTCTGTCGATAATCATACCAATGCCTACTGCTTCTCTATCAGTCTTGGAAAGTGCCATGATTTGCTGGTCTAGTTCAAACATACACTTCCAGAGACCATAAAGAAGCGTAACAGTTGTTAGTCCTCCCTGTCGGAATTTAGATATGATATTAAATCTGTGTTTTCTGTAATACTCAATACTTCTAGCCTGATATTTGTACATAATAAAAGGAACAAGTCCTTTTGTCGGATGTAAAATTCTTACATATTTTTGGCAAAAGTATGAAAAACTATTGACGCATTTTTCAACTTCAACGGTTTGTTTTTCTACGGAATATTGTTCTATATCTTCAATTGTTTCATCTGGATTAATAGCAAGCTGCAAATCATCGAAGTGATAAAACTCCTGATCGTAAGTTTTATAATAATATTCTCTGATGGTTTTATACTTATTTTTCCAGACGCTCATGGTTCAATTCTTGTTGGAACTTCTACTATAATAGATATAAGGGGGACTGAAAAATGTTAAAAAATTCTGATTATGCGTTGTTTGCAAACATGATGCTTGGTGATTTGAAAAATGAAAGAAAACATCTCCTTTTCTATTTGACGGCAGCTTCTACGGTAAGTGGTCCTCATCGAGAAGAATATAAAGAGTTGTTTGAAAAAGAAGCTCTTGGAGAAATGCAGCATGTTTTAGAATTTCAAAATGCTTTGCTGGGAATTGGTGTGGATTTAACACAAGCTGAAGAAACTGTAACTAATTATCCGTATATTGTTAGTTATGATTTGAAGGAATTGTTAGAGTTTGCCTTGAAAATGGAACAAGATGTTGTATTAAACTACGCCAAGAGGATTTCGGACAACCTTGGTTTACTTGAGGAGCCAGAAAGAAGATGGATGGAAATCTTTTATGAAGAGCAAATCAAAAAAAGCCGAGAGGATGTGGATAACTATAGAATGATACTTAAAAATTTCAAATAATTAGAGGTTGTCATGCCATTTTTCCAGAATGTATTTAATTTCGAATTTCGTCCTACTATTTTCGGCTCTGACAGGCAGTATCAAACGACTTGGAACGTTCCTGCGAATGTAAACAGTCCTGAATACATGATAAATCATCAGGTTGGCCCTTATGATTTATCTGCTCCCGGGAATAATGTGCTGACTTTGATGTATGCCTATGACCCAAGTCTTTTGGGTTATAGTCCTTTAAATATAGCTATTACCGGCGCAGACATGACGGCAGTGACTGCCTTGGAAGTTGTAAACAGTTTAAATACAAATTCAATTTTCTCAGGCATGTTTCAAGCTAGTCTTTTTAGTGCTAGAAACTTTCCTTTTGCTCCTCAGAAGGTATTGATTAAATACACCAAGAATGCTGGTGGTGGTCATATTAGGGCTTATATTACCAATACTGGTGCTGAAACAGTATTGCAGTATAACAGAAATAGTCCTATTAGGCAGTTGCCCACCTATTATGAAAGATGGGATATGCAGGAAAGGTTCCAATATCCTACTTTGGGGCCTGATCGTCTTATTCTTTTGGACCCCGGAACAAACGCTTATGAAGCTCAATTAATTCAATGGCAGGGCATGGACCCAAATGCCCCTCTGGCTGATTGGCAGCTACTTCGTGGTTCTAATGATGCGTATTTCTTCTTCAACACTGTTTATAATACTTCTGGACAAATTACACAAGAAACAAAGTATTATGCCGGTGCCTCTGTTGGCGATTTAGCAAAGAAAACATATTATCTGTATAGTGGCACAACATTGTGTGCAAAACTTGAAACTCCCTATACGCTACAAAGTGGCGATTTAATAAGCCCTCCTTAATTAAATAATATTTCCCCACTTATCTCTCAATCTTTCAAGCTCCGACTTTTCAAGTTCTGGAGCTTGTTTTATTTCCTTCTTGCGTAATTCTTGGTATTGATGTTGTATTTTCTGTTCAACCACACCATACAAACTATCAACAATTTTTTCCAAAGGCGGATATGGATAATATCTTAAAAGTGCATTGCTTTCCTCTTCGTAGTAAGTATAGCCTTCCCATTTAAGCTTTATAGTTCCTTCATAATCGTTACAAAATATTTCCATATTTAAGCCTCTTTGAAGGCCATCAAAAAAGTAACCTATATCGTAAGAAGTTGAATCTTCGCCAAGAACGAGTATTTCATTGTTTTCTTCAGGTAGATAATCCCAAGGTAACATGCTTTCTGAATCTGTTTGTTTGGTAATCGGACTGCCTAGAAATTTAGCTATCAAATAAATCTTGCCTTGTTGGCCCATGAAATTTTTTTGAATGGCTTCGTTTGTTCTCTGTTCTCTAATTTTTTCTTCTACGTTCATGAATTACCTTTTTATTTTGCTCACGAGAATAAATATTATAAAAGGGGGACTTTTATGTTCACTAAAATTTATAACAGCGTAAAAAGTTTATTTTCTAAATTTTTTGACAAGTCACAATTTGAGGCTTTGTCTGATGTAAGTTTAGACGCTAGCAAAAAAGTGGAAATCAAGTATTATTTGAACGATCCATCTACTCCAGATTTGATGGGGTTGGCTGTTAATCCGGTAACTTACAAACTGCCATTCAGTGTTAAAC